AAAAAAGCAATTGACTATATGAATCGTAAGGTGGCTGATGGAAGAACACATTGGGATTTTGGACATCACTCTGATATTAGAAATGATAAGTCTTCTGTTGTTGTAGCAAATTTTTTTAAAGGTGTTCCATATAATGTTTTTAAAGATTGGGATGTGATTAGAAAGTTTCATCCAATTGAGTGTGAGAGATTGCAAACAATAGAAGATAACTATACTGAGGGAGTTTCACCCACTCAAAGATATAAAATGTTGGGCAACGGTTGGACTGTTGATGTAATAGTCCACATACTAAAACAAGGATTATTATGAAAAACATAAAACTATGGCATGGGGATTGTCTGGATATTATGAAGGGTTTGGATGAAAACAGTGTAGATGTAATTATAACAGACCCACCATACGATTTTAACAGAGACCAAATAAATGAATTTCAATTTGAAATGAGAAGGGTTTGCAAGGAAAAAATATTAGTTTTTTCACCACCAGAAAATCAATGGTATCCTTCAACACTTGATAATATTCAATATCATTTTTGGATAAAGCCGATTTCAACAAAAAATACTAGAAAAAATCCATCAAGGTTTGTAGAAATTGCACAAGTAGAGGGTGATGGTATTTGGAATTATGGAAGACATTGGTCTCAATATACAAATGTGCATACAGATATTATTGAGTATAATAAAAATCATCCTTATAGAAAACCGATTAGTTTGATTAGAAGGTTCATACTAAATTACACCAATCCAGATTATGTAGTTTTAGACCCATTTATGGGAAGTGGAACAACTGGTGAGGGTTGTGTTCAATTAGGTAGAACTTTTTATGGAATAGAACAAAATGAAACATATTTTAATCTTGCAGGTAATAATATTAAAAATGAAATCAAAAAAACCAAATAGAAAATCAAATACAATTTGTGATTTATGTGAAAAACCAATATATCGTAGACCATCAACATTAAAAGCAAACAAAGGAAAGTTTTGTAGTCGGGCTTGCAGAAATAAGGTTTATAGATATAATAATCCAAATCCACCAAGAATGTATGGAAAAGATAATCCAGCATGGAAGGGTGGTGTTACATTAAAACGAGCAAAGGGTAATTATTCGGGTGTAAAATATATACGATGTCCAAATGAATATATAAAAATGGCTAGAAAAGATGGATATATAATGGAACATAGATTAGTAATGGCTAAATATTTGAATAGAATTTTGACTAAAATAGAAGTTGTTCATCATATTGACCATAATCCATCAAATAATAAAATAGAAAACCTAATGCTTTTTTCTTCAAATTCCGAACATAAAAAATTTGAAGGAAGAAACAAAATAAAAAAGGAGACGTAACAATGAAAAAAGATTTAGTTGGCGAACAACCAAAAAAAATATTACATTTTAAATTTGATTATGAGGAAGCAAAAAAACGAGAACATTTTCCACAAGGGATTGGTAATTTTATCAATCGTGTAAAAGAAATTATTGGTAATGATTATATTGTTATTGCTACCCCATTTGAACCATCTGTGTTAGAAGATGCAGATAGAATTTTAAATTTTGATTAAATAAAGAAGAAATAGAAGATTTAATGTTCAAGGTTTATGGAGAGTAAGAAATTACTTGACAGTGCCTATATTTAATGTTATGATTAAGTATGGGTCATGGGGCATTGGTCTAATGGCTATGACATCTGGTTTTCAACCAGATAATGGGAGTTCGATTCTCCCATGCCCTACTAAATATGGTTTTATTGAATTGACCATATTGAATATTTCACTTGGTAGCATATATTTTTTCCAAGGATGATTAAATCCTTTGGTAACAAATCTTTAACAATCTATTTCTGTTCAGGGATGTCCATTGACAAGATTTCCCCTAATATATGCTACCATCATACAACTATAGCTTAGATGGTTAAAGCAACTGACTTTTAATCAGAAGACCGCAGGTTCGAGTCCTGCTAGTTGTACTATATCAAGGATGAAGTGTTGGATAAGCACAAGTCCTGGGAAAAGGGGTTCGAATCCCATATATCCTTGATAGTTATTTTTGCAGTTATAGCTCAGTTGAGTAGAGCACTGGTTTTACATATCAGATGTCGGTGGTTCAAGTCCACCTAACTGCACAAAGGGTGTTTAGTTCAGTTTGGTAGAACCCCATTCTCATAAAGTGGCAGTCATTGGTTCAAATCCAATAGCACCCACAACAATAAAATAGGAGAATATTATGAAAAAAGAAATACTAATTTATCCACACGAAGCACTTAGAAAAGAATCAGAAAATTGTTATTGGCTTCAAGAAAGCAATTATATTGAAACACTGGTTCAAGACCTTAAAGACACTTTGGTTGATTCTGGTGGCATTGGATTATCTGCCCCACAAATAGGAAAAAATAAAAGAGTGTTTGTTTTATTTATTGATGGTGAATTTACAGAATTTATAAATCCACAAATAATACAAAATTATACAAAACAAATAACAATGGCAGAAGGCTGTTTGTCGTTACCAGAAGAATTTATTGAAATTAGAAGGTCTGAAAGGGTAGTTATTTATGCCTTTAGATTAAATGGTAGTGTTGCCACCAAGGTATATAATGGACTTATGGCTAGGGCAATTCAACATGAAATTGAACATTTAGACGGAAAGTTAATAATAGATTATAAATAATTATTCGGTAGTCTGTTGGCAGAGTGGAGGTCTCCAAAACCTCTGACGGAGGTTCGACACCTTCCTGCCGAGCCTAAACAGCCTAGCCACAATGTAGTACCCATCAGTAGAGGGTGTGTGGGTGATACGATAGGGATTGTCGGGTATCAAACTGTTGGTGAAATTAGTTACTAGGCTTGAGTGCAGGGAACATGTGGCTGTCCTGCACCATAAAATAACATAACTAAAAGATATAGGAGGATTATGGATTGAAACATAAGATGATTGAATTATGAAAGAGAAAGGTATATATTATTGATGAATAACAAAGAAAAGACCATTATTATTCTTTCTGGTATCCCAGATGGTAAAACAAAATTCGTTGAAATCATTAAAAAGCATGGGTTTTGGACTTGGAATATTAATCCACATAATGTAGTGGGAACAACTGCCAAGACTCTTGGTTGGGATATGCAAGAAAGAGATGAAACTTATTATGACTTTATCAGTGAGATAGAAAGGATTGCCAATAAATATTGGAACTTTAAAGATAATTATATTTCAAGTACAATACAGCGTTTTAAAGATAATCCGAAACCAGACGTACTTATTGTTCATGGATGTGATGTAAATGCCATGAGAGAGATTATTGAAAAAAATCTTGGAACAGCATTTTCGATAAGGATTCTTCCAAGTGGCGGTCAATCACAAAATCATAGCACAAAGTTTTATGATAAAAAATTATATTTTGATGATTGTTTTGAAGAAAGTGTTTTAGAAACAATCGAAATTTTAACAAAAGGATTAGGAGATTAATATGGCAAAAAAGACAAAAATTGGTCTGCCAGAAACCAAAGGTACTTTCCAGCTAAAAGGAGTAGTAACTGGTGTAGGGCGTGACAACTTCTACAAGGAGGGAAAAACAAAAAATGGCAATTCATATCGAATGATAAATTTTGGTGTAAGGGTAGATGACGAATCTGTCTTATTTTTAAGTCTATTTGGAAGTGTAATAAAGGATGTATATTTTTCAAAGAAAGTTAAAGATGGTGATAAATATAAATACGAAACAAAACCTGTGGCATGGAAAGACAGAAAATCATTTGGTAGTGGGGATTGGAATATTATTGGTATGAATCTTGGGCTTGAAAAGACCACCAATGATAGTGGTAAATTAGTAAACAATATAAAGAAATTAGTTCAATACGATGGTTGTGGATATATTCAAGAAGCTCTGAAAGATGGCATGAATGTCTTTGTGAAGGGAAAGATTGAATATCAACATTATAAGAATGATAATGGCGAACTTGTTCGCACAGAGAAATTAGTTCCAAATCAGATTTCACTCTGTCAGGACATTGATTTTGAAAGTAAAGACTTTAAGCGTTCTGCGAAATTTGAACAATATCTTATTCTTACTGATATTGAAAAAGAGGAAGAGGACAGATTTATTCTTTCGTCTGCCATTACAACCTATAAGAGTGTTGAACAAGCAACATTTGTAATAACCAATTCAGAAATGGCAAAACAATTTAGAAAATTGAAAAATTATAGTATGATTAAGGTTTGGGGAAATATTGTTTCGGTAAGTAATTCTGAAATTGTTGAAGACAGTAGTGATGATATTTGGGGCGAAGAAAACCCAATGGCAAGACTTACTGGTTCATATAGAAAAGAAATGGTTATTACTGGTGCAGACCCAAGTACAATTGATAATGAAACATTTTCTGATGAAAATATTTCAGATGCAATTAAAGCAATGGAAAAAGACGAAAATGTAACCACTGAATTTGGTGATGATGAAAAATGGGGAGAAGAAGATAAAGATAATGATGAATTTGGTGGCTGGTAAACAGGAGAAGCTATGGGAAAATATGTACCAAATGTAATTAAAACTGATTTGGGAAGCTATAGACATTTTTGGAGAGGAACGCCAAAGATTGGTAAAACAACAATGTTTCGTGATGTTGTTGAAGCAGAATATGGTGATGCTAAACATGGACTATTAGTTGGTATCGGGAATGAAACTGGTCACAAAGCACTTAGTAGATTGTATGCTGTTGAAACAAATGATTGGTCTGAGTTCGTTAGCTTGATTGATGATTTGGTAGAAAATCCAGATGATAATGAATTTAATCTTATCGGGCTTGACACAGTAGACCAACTGGTTGATATTGCGATTGAAAGAACATTGCTTGTACATTTTAAGCGTAAGAGTCAAAAGGTAGAAACAATCAATCAGGCTCTTGGTGGTTATGGAAGTGGTCAAAAATATGTTGTTAAAATTATTAATGACCAAATAAATAGGCTGGAAAGGGCAGGTTATGGTCTTGTTTTTATTGGTCATACAAAAATCAGAGACATTAAAGAAAAGGGTATGGATGAACCATATCAAACATTGACTACAAATCTTGATTCAAGATATGGTGGTATTTTTACTGATAAGGCTGATATTGTCGCAACATTTTATGATAAGAAAAGAGTGGTTAGTGATGGTGGGGTTGAATCCGAAAGATTTATTTTCTTTAGACCAGATGGATTTGTTGAAGCTGGTTCAAGATTTAGTGATATGCCTGTTATGGTAAACATGTCTGCCGATAACTACCTTAAGGCTTTCAACGAAGGTGTTAAGGCTTCATTTGGTGAAAAGGTTTCTGATGCTAAAATTTCTAAAATGAAAGCACAGGAAAAATCTTCACGAAAAGCTGAAGCAGAAAAATATTCTGAGAAAGAAAGGTCTGGAAGTGTTGAGCACTTTGAGAATTTGAAAACCGTAGAAGATTATAAGAAAAGAATTCGCAAAGAACTTGAGAGCTTGAATAATGATACTAAACGACAAAAAAGATTAGAGCTAAAAGAAGCAGGAGTGCCAACAGCTATTGACGAAATAGAAGATATGGAAACATTAAAAACAATCCTGAAAAAACTCAGAGATTAATAATAAGTAATGGGTATAGGGGTTTTTTAGCCCCTATACCTGAACGCAATTGGTGGTAAATATGAGAATAGAAACAGAGAGAAAATGCCCACATTGCAATGGATGTATTATTCTTGAAAATTATGATTCCTTATTTTATCGGGATAGATTTTGGCATCCCAACTGTTTTATAGAAAAACTAACAACTACTAAAAGAAATGCTATACCATTAGAAGAAGCAAAGGTTTTAGCAAGGCAGTTACAAATAGATAGTCGTGAAAGAATAAAAGAGCTTACAACAAAACATCATTTGTATACTTGGCTTCAAAGCAGATATGATGTTGTTAGTTTACCAAAAAGCTTTTTTGAAAAAATGGCATCAATATATAATGGTTCTTACAGGGGTCTTTCAAGAGGAATACCAGTACATCATATATTTGATATGTGGAAAAGAAAAAGAAAAGATTTGGCAAAAATAAATAATCGTAATAAAAGTAAGGGTAAGATTATTGAGAATATTAGCCTTATACATTACGATTTAGCCATTTTAATGAATAGATATGATTCATATTTAAAATGGCTAAAAAATAATAAAATTATTGAAGCTGAAAATAAACAAAAAGAAATAAAGAGTTCTGAACCAAAAATTAATTTTGAAAAAATAGGTAACATTGTTCAGAAGAAAGAAAAAGAAAAAATAGATATTTCAAAAATTGTTGATGAGGTATAAAGGGATTACATGACAGAAGAGGTAAACACCGAAATTAAAAATGTGCATAGCGAAATGCTTCTTGTGGGTGCTTTTTATAAAAACCCATCTGAGTATATTAATTGGGGTCAGTATATGCGTAGTAAATATGACTTTAGTGATGAAGCTACAAGATTTTTTTATAATTTATTTGAACAAATTTATAGAAATCATAGTGAAGAAATTGATGAAATAAAAATCAGTACATTTGTAACTCAAGATGAAGCTGTTTATAAAAAGTATAAGAAGTTTGGTGGTTTTGAAATACTTGAAAACTGGATGCAACTTGCTGACTCAAATGATTTTGATAAGTATTATAGTGCAGTAAAAAAATATTCATTGCTTAGAGAGTACAACAGAAATCTTATTATTTCAAACATTCCAAATCATTCAAAATTTCCAGATATGGATGCGAATGATGTTTATAGAATTGTAAGGGGTAAGGTTGATAGAATAAATACTGTAATCTCAGCAAATGAAGAAAGTGTTATTTTAAATGATGGAATGACAAATGCTGTTATTGATTATTTGTCAGCCCCACAAATGGGTCTTACTTATCCTTGGGATACACTTACGGAAATGTTTCGTGGTTGCAGATTGGGCAAGGTTGTTTTAAATGGTTTTCTTAGCAATGAAGGTAAGTCAAGAAATTTAATGATGTTAGTTGCATATATTACACTTGTTAAGGGTGAGAAATTTTTGTTGCTCAGTAATGAAATGAGCGAAGAAGACCTTAGAAGCTGTTTAATAACAACAGTTATAAACAATAAAGAATTTAAAGAACTTCATGGTGTAGATATTATTAAGCCAGAAAAAGAAATTGTTCTTGGTCAATATAGAGATAGTTATGGTAAATTTATTGAAAGATACGAAGACGAAGATGGCAATTTTGTAGAAACAAAGGGTGAGTTTTATAAAAGGGTAAGGTTGGAATCAGAAGAGTTTAGAAATGTAATGAAGGTTGTTAATTGGGTTGATGAAAAAAGTGAAGACTTAATTTTCTTTAAGGATGTAGGCAAAGACTATTCAGACCAAACACTTGAAAGAGAATATAGAAAGCACAACATTCTTTATGGTATTAAATATATGGGTTATGATACCATGAAGGGATATAGAACTGATGATTGGCAAACTGTAAAACAAACAGCAACTAAATTAAAAGAACTAATGAAAGAAATAAATTGCTTTATGTGGGCTGTATTTCAACTTACAGATGATACTGTTTTTACAAATATCTTTGAGCTAAGTAGTAATAATATTGCAAACGCCAAACAAATAAAACACATTGCAGACTATATGCTTTTAGGTAAAAGGGTAAATTATGGAGATTATGGAAACTATGAGTATGAAACAGTAAATTCATGGGGTGTGGGTGAAACTAAAAGATTACAGCTTGATAAAAAGTATTTTGTTATGATTGTAGAAAAGAATCGTGGTGGTAGCAAAATGTATACGCCATTATTTGAATATAATCTTGACTTAAATGTTTGGGATAACATTGGAAGCCTAAAACAAATAGCGGTATAAACTAATGGACATTATTGAATTAAAAAAATATATTATTGAAAATAGCCATATTGAAAAAATATTGGAGAATATTGGCTGTCATTCAATAAAATTTCATAATGGAAGTCCAGACGATTATTATACTTGTGCGAATCCAGATGGTGATAATACAAATGCTATAACTGTTTATATTAACGACTATTTGCCATGCATAAATTATACAAGAAATATTTCAAAGACCAAAAGTTTTTCACCAGACTTAATCGCATTGGTAGAGTATTGTGAAAGCCTTTCGTTTTTTGAAGCACTAAAACATATTTGTGAAATACTTGGTCTTAATTTTTATGGAAAATTAGATGATGATATTCCAGAAAGCCTAAGAATTACAAAGATGATAATGAATCTTTCTAGTAATAAAGAGATTGAGGAAGATGAGCCAATAAGGGTTATAGATGAAAATATTTTGAAATACTATAAACCTTATGTCAATGATATGTTTAAAGATGATGGTATAAGTTATGAAACACAATCTAATTTTGAGATTGGGTATGATGAATTGACGAATATGATAACAATTCCAATTAGGTCTGAGCTTGGAGACCTTGTTGGTGTTAAGGGAAGAATTTTTAGTGAAAGACTTTCTCCAAATAAGTCAAAATATTATTATATAGAAAGGTGTCCTAGAAACAAAATCTTGTATGGTCTTTATAAAACATTGAAATACATAGAACAAAAGAAAGAATGCTATGTAACCGAATCAGAAAAGGGCGTTATGCAGTTATGGGATTTGGGAATAAGAAATTCGATTGGAATTGGCGGTAAGAAAATTTCCAACCAACAAATAATAAAGATTTCTAGGGTTTCACCAAAGATAATTTTATGCTTTGATAAAGATGTAGACATAAAAGAGCTTGAAGAGATAGCGGAAAGATTCGTGGATGAAATTGAAGTTTGGGCTATTTATGACGATGATTCCTTATTAGATGAACATGAAAGCCCAACAGATTCAAAGAATAAATTTTATAAACTTTTAAAAGACAATTTAATTAGAATAAAATAAAGGAATATTATGAAATATGAAATTAGAGAGCAACACAGTGGCGTTTCATTTATAGATGCCATTTTATTAAATAGAGGAATTGAACACCCATCAGAATATAAAAATCTTGATGATTCTTATTTACATTCATATACACTATTGGCAAACATTGGTGATGCTGTAAAAATGTTAATGCATCATATTGAAAATAAAAGTGACATTGGCATTATTGTAGATTCTGATTGTGATGGATATTGTTCTGCTTCTATGCTCTATATGTATTTGATACAGATATATAATAAAGATAAAATTTCATATTATATACATGAGGGTAAACAACATGGCTTATCAAATGATATTTCTTTAAATGAAAATAAATTAGACCTACTTATTGTTCCAGATGGTGGAACGAATGATAGTGAACAGTGTAATCGTTTAAAAGCAAATGGTATTGATGTAATTATTTTAGACCACCATCAAGTTGAAAAAAGCAATCCAAGTGCCATTGTGGTAAACCCACAAAATTGTAATTATCCAAACAAACATCTTTCTGGTGGTGGGGTTGTTTATAAATTTTTAAAGGCATTAGATGCTGAGAATTGGAATGAATATGCTGACCATTATCTTGACCTTGTAGCTCTTTCTACTATTGGTGACTCAATGACAATGACAGATTATGAAAATAAAAGACTTGTTGATATGGGTTTATTTAATATAAATAATTCTTTTATAAAGGCACTTGTGCAAAAACAATCTTATTCAATGAATGATAAAATAAACATTATAAGTTTTCAATATTATATTGTTCCGTTAATAAATGGACTTATTAGGGCTGGAACTCAAGAAGAAAAACTTCTAATGTTTGAAGCATTTATAAACTCAAAAGAAATGCATGATTACAAAAAGCGTGGCTCTAATGCTGTGACACAAGAAACAACACAAATAAAAACAGCAAGATTATGTACTAATGCTAAAGCCAAACAAAATAGAGTTATTGATAAGGCAATTAAAAAACTTGATGAAAAAATTATTGAAAAAGGATGGGATAAAAACCAAGTGATGTTTATTAATGCAGATGATGTTAATAAAAAATTAACTGGTTTAATAGCCATGAAACTTGCATCAAAGTATAATAAACCATGTTTATTGCTTCGTGAAAATAAACAGTATAGTTCTTTTTCTGGCTCTGGTAGAAATATTGATTGTGATATTGTAAGTCTTAAAGATTTTCTTGCTGAAACAAAACTATTTAATTTTTTACAGGGTCATGATTCGGCATTTGGGGTTGGAATAAAAAGGGTAAATGTAAGGTCTGCTATTAAACACATAAATGAAAAACTTACAGATTTTGATTTCGCTAAAACTCATTTAGTTGATTTTGTTTTTAATTTTTATGATATAAATTTTGACACAATAAATGATATTTGCGAAGCTGAAAGCTATTATGGTCAGGGCATTGAACAATGTCTTGTATTGGTTGAGAATGCAAATATTATTGACCTAGATATCGAAGTAATTGGAAAAAATGAAAATACAATTAGATTTGAAAATGATGAGGGTGTCGTTTTTATAAAATTTAGATGTGGTGAAGATGATGTTTTGCGAAGCTTGTTGAGTACAGTTGATGATGTATCAATTAATATTATCGGAAAACCAACAATAAATGAATACAAGGGAATAGAGACCCCACAAATTATAATTAAAGATTTAGAAATAGTACAAAAGGACTAATAAAAAACAATGACCTATACATCATTACACAATCACTCATACTTTTCTGTTCTTGATGGTTTTAGTTCACCAGAAGAATATCTAAAAAAAGCAACAGAACTTAATCTAAAAGCCTTTGCTATTACTGAACATGGTAATGCATATAGTTGGATATATTTTGATGAAATAAAAAACAAGTTTCCAAAAGTAAAAATGATTTATGGCGTAGAAGCCTATGAGTGTTTTGATATTAATGAGAAAGATAAAAATAATAAATATTTTCACCTTCTTCTACTTGCAAAAAATGAAGAAGGTAGAAAGTCTTTAAATGAGATTATTACTAGGTCAAACTTTGAAGGATTTTATTACAAGCCCAGAGTCGATATTAATATGTTAAAAGAACATGCTGATAATCTTATTGTAACAACAGCTTGTTTATCTTCTAAAATTTCAAGAGAAAAAGATTATGATAAGTGTATTGAGTATGTTCAGGAATACAAGGATATATTCAAACATTTTTATCTGGAAATGCAATCACACAAACACGAAGACCAAAGTGAATATAATAAAAAGATATTAAACTTATCTAAAGATACAAACACACCATTTATTATTGCAACTGATTCTCATGTAGCCGATGAAGATGATTTGAAATATCAATCGAAAATGGTTGGCATAGCAAGAGATAGTGAAACAGAAGAAGAAATTTATGAGGGCTGTTACCTTCAATCAGTAGAAGAAATTCATGTCATTATGGACTCTCAGGTTGGTGTTAAATTTGTTGATATTGGTCTTGCAGAAACAAATAAAATTGCTGATATTATTGAAGATGTAGGTATGCCATTTCAAGAACCAAAACTTCCACATTATCCATTGCCAGATAATTTTAAAACCAATGAAGAATATTTAAAACATTTGGTATTAAATGGTGCTGAACAGAAAGCAATACTTTTGAATGATGATAGACAAATATATACTGATAGAGTTAGTTATGAACTTGATATAATTAATGACATGGGTTTTGCTGGATACTTTATTATTGTATGGGACTTTCTTAATTGGGCAAAAGAAAATGATGTTATAGTTGGTGCTGGTCGTGGTAGTGCTGGTGGCTCATTAGTATGTTACCTCCTTGGCATAGCAGAATTAGACCCAATAAAATATGATTTAATTTTTGAAAGATTTCTTAATCCAGAAAGAGTTTCAATGCCTGACATTGACCTTGACTTTGGCGATAGAGATAAAATTGTTGAATATTTAACTGACAAATATGGTGAAAATAATGTTTGTCAAATTATTAATTATTCATATATAACTCCTATTACAGCAATAAAAGATACAGCAAGGGTTCTTGGAATACCATATAAGATTAGTGAAAAAATATCAAAAAGATTTAATCGTGGAACATTTGATGATGTAACCTTTGATGAACTCATGGAAAAAAATAATGACCTATTAGACGAATATCCTCAGTATGAGGAATTATTTGATATTGCTTCAAAGCTTTCTGGTAGGCTTCGTAATGTTAGCACACATGCAGGTGGTGTTGGGATTGTAGATACCAGCATCAATGATTATATGCCAATGAAACTTGGGGCTAAAGGTGAGCATGTTATTCAGGCTGATAAAAAGAAATCAGAAGATATTGGGATTATCAAATTTGATATTCTTGGTATCTCTACCTTGACAATGATGCAAGAAATATTGCAAGATGCTGAAATAGATGATTGGGAAATAAACCCAAATAATGCAAAATTTCTTGCAGATGAAAAGATGTGGAATCTTCTTCAAACAGCCAGAACAAATGGTGTTTTTCAAGTAGAATCTCAAGGAATGAAAGAACTTTTATTAAACTTAAAGCCAAGTTCTTTATTGGAAGTGAGTGCTATTCTGGCACTATATAGACCAGACTCTATGGAAATGCTTGAAGACTATATTCACTACAAAGGCAATCAGGAAGAAATTGAATTGTGGCATGATGACATTGGTGACATATTAGAAGAAACTTATGGTTGTATTATTTACCAAGAACAACTTATGGATATTGTCAGACAGTTTGGTGGCAGAAGCATGGGTGGTGCTGATAAATTTAGAAAAGCAATTGGTAAAAAAGATATGAGTTTGGTGAAAGCAGAATCTAAAAAACTATTAGATGAAATTATTAACAATGGTTATGATAAAGAAATTGCAGAAAAGATTAGCTCTTATTTGGAGACAAAGGGTGGCTATATGTTCAACAAATCTCATTCTGCACTTTATTCCGTTTTGACTTTGCAAACAGCATATTTAAAGGCTAATTATACAACCTATTTTTTCAAAGCACTTTTCAATCAAAATAAAAATAATTATGGTTCTTTAAATAAATATATTGTTGATAGTATTGATTTCGGTGTAAAATTATTACCACCAGACATTAATAAATCAGACGACAATTTTTCTATTCATAATGATGAAATTATTTTTGGGTTTGATGGAATTAAAGGTATTGGAGAATCATTATCTCAAAGAATTATTAATGAAAGAAATAAAAGTAAATTTGTAAGCTTCAAAAAATTTGATGAAAGAGTGTCACCAAACGTTTCACAGGTTGTTGCACTAATTAAATCTGGTGCTATAAAATGTTCAGATAAAAGAAAATATCTTATTGGATACGCAAAATATATTTTTAAACACAGGAAATATAAGCAAGTTGTAACACTTCCATCTAAAAAAGTATTAGAAGAAAGATGGCAAATTAAATTTGATAAAACTCTTTTAAAAGAAGAGAAACTTCAAAGATATAATGAAATTAAAAAAAGAGATTTTCAGGGTACGCAAGTTAAAAAACTTGAAAAACATTTAAGACAATTTTCAGACAAATACTTAATAGATGATGGGGTTTGGGAATTTGAAACACTATCTGTTTTTCTTACTGCTAACCCGTTTGAAGTGGCAAGAAGATTTGTTTCTTCATATAAAGACACACATGAAAATGAAAGATGTGTTATAATTGGTATTATATCTAATGTAACGAAAAGGGTTGACCGTCATAAAAAACAATTTGCATTTGTAAGTTTATATACACATGAATCAGAAATTGTTGATATTACTTTTTGGCACACCCAATACAAAAATTATCAAGACACACTAGGCAAGGGAAGCAAGGTTGCTGTGTTGTGTAGAAAACTAGAAGGCAACAGATATGTTGTCGAAAAAATGAAGGATTATAACGAATGGTTTTTGCAGACAACAAACTAGAAAAAAAATCAAAAAGTAAATTTGTGGGAAAGGTATTTGAATTTAAGGGTACGCCTTATTATGAGGTATTTTATAAGGAAGAGTCTTTGTGGGGAGTGTATAGATTTTACACCGAAGAAGAAATGCCAGAAATGACGGAATATAATTCTGTTCCAAGTTCAGATATATTTTCGCCTTCAAACTCTTCTGGAACATCGTTTGCATCAACAATCGTTGGAAATACACAAAGGCTTATTTCTGGTCAGGAATATAAAATTGTTGCAGAGCTTACTTTTAATGCTAAATATAATCAACATAATTATAAGATAATTTCTGTTGAACCACAAGTGCCAAAAACACAAGAAGAGCAAAAGAAATTTTTAATGTCAATTCTTACAGAGCGACAGGCTGAAACATTATCAAATGTCTATCCTAATCTTGTTGAAGATGTAATGAATGGAAATGATGACATTGACCTTTCAAGGACAAAAGGAATAAAAGAACACACATGGAATTTAATAAAAAACAAAATAGTTGAAAGCTATGTGTTGGCTGATATTTTAACATTACTTATACCTCTTGGAATAAGTATGAATAAAATACAAAAACTTTTAGACAGAGAAACGAATCCAGTTGTTTTAAAAGAAAGACTTCTTGAAAACCCATATATGCTATCAGATATTCCTGGCATTGGATTCAAAAATGCGGATAAAATAGCACTTGGTTTAAATCCAGAATTAAGAATTTCCAATAAGAGACTAGCTTCATTTATAGTTGACACATTAAGAAATGAAGGAAATGACAATGGTCATACATGGTCTGAAATTGATTCTTTAAGAACTGATGTTGATAATTCTATTTCAGATTGCAATGAACTCTTTGATGATTTTATTGAAGAGCAAAAAGATATGCAAAATATATTGTTTATACATGAGAATATGGCAGGTATTAAGGCTTACAGAAATATAGAAGAGCGAATTATGAATATCGTTAATCACTTTAATGAAAGTAAACCACTTGACATATCTGATGAAAATATTTCAAAGGGTATCTTAGAAGCAGAAGAAGAGCAGGGATTTAAGTTTACAGAAGAACAAAGAGAAAATCTTATCGAAATTACAAAAAATAACTTCAATGTTATTACTGGTAAGGCTGGAACTGGTAAAAGTACCCTTCTTCGTGGTGTGTATAAAATATATAATCAAAAATATGGTATTGCTACATGTGCGTTATCAGCAAAGGCTTCTAAGAGGATTGAAGAAACAACTGGTTATCCATCAAGCACAATGCACAGACTTCTTGGTGCAAAGGGATTTAATGAATTTGGGTTCAATGAATCTAACCAACTGCCACATAATGTTGTTATCCTTGATGAAGCTAGTATGGTAAATGCAAGAATTATGAGAGATTTATTTGTTGCCATCAAGGATGGTGCAAAAATAGTTTTGTGTGGAGATTCAAAACAGCTTCCACCAATTGGCTATGGGAATGTATTTTCAGACCTAATTGAAAAAGATTTCCTTCAGATTAATTATCTTACTAAAATTTTAAGACAAGCCGAAGCATCTGGAATCGTTTCTGATGCAAATAAAATTCGTGAAGGTGAAAGTCCCATTGATAAATTTTCATTTAGAATTATTCATGGAGAACTTGAAGATATGCTTTATATGTTCAGAGATAACAGAAGGGCTTTGAATAAGATAGCAATAGATGCATATATAAAATCAGTCAAAGAAGTCGGTGTTGATAATGCATTTATTTTAGTTCCAAGAAAAAACAAATGTTTAAATAGTACGCTAGAAATAAATAAAGTAATTCAAGATTTATTGATAGATGATGATGCACCTTCGGTTACACACTTTGAAAAAGAATATAAACTTGGATGTAAAGTAATTCATAGAAAAAACAATTATGAAAAGAATATTTTCAATGGTGAAATCGGATATATATGCTCTGTATTGCCAGAAATGGTTGAAGTTGATTATGGTGATAAGATAATAAACTATACCATACAAGAGTTAAGGGAAATTGATTATGCATATGCTCTAACGACACATCTTTATCAGGGTTCAGAAGCTCATACAATTATTGGTATCATTGATAATAGTCATTTTATGTTACTTGATACAACATTTCTTTATACCATGATTACAAGGGCTAGTAAAAGATGCCTATTATTAGCAGAACCATATGCATTTAGAAAATGTTTAGAAAATAATAAAAGTAAAAATAGACGAACTTGGATTAAGGAAGGATTTGAATAATATGTCTATTTGGAGTTATAATGGCTAAAAAAGTAGAAGGTGGTTTTTTATGTCCAAAATGCAAAGAGATAAAAAAAAGAAATGCATTTGGCAACAATAGGTCAAAAAAAAATGGCGTAGAAAACAGATGTAAGTTGTGTAGAAAGCTACATGATAAGGAATGGTATTTAAAGAATAGAGAGAAATCTTTAGCATCTAGTGCAAGTTATTATAAAAACAACAAGGGAAAAAAAAAGATATACAATAAAAAATATAAAGAGAAAAACAAAGATAAAATAAAAGTTTATCGCTCTGGGTATCGCAAAAAAAATAAAGAAGCAGAAACAGCATATAGTGCCGAATGGTACAGGAACAACAAAGAAAGGGTCAGATTGTACTGCAAAGAGTATAGAAGAAAAAATCCAGAGCGTGTTAAAGCCAATTGGAAACGCAGACAAAAACAGCGACTTTCTGTGGTTGGAAACTTTACAAAAAAAGAATTTATTTACCTGTGTAGTGAATATGGAAATATCTGCCTAAGATGTAAAAGTAAGAAGAAGTTGACAATTGACCATGTAATTCCAATATCAAAAGGTGGAACTAATAACATAGACAATATTCAGCCCCTTTGTGGTTCATGCAACTCTATAAAGCATACAAAGAATACGGATTACAGAATAGGTGTGAATAAAATATAATACTTTGAATAAAAGAACTATTTTATGAAAAGCCTATTGCTTAATTTTTAAAGATATGTTATAATTAATACAGGAGAAACAATATAATGGAAGCCCAAAAAGCATATATAGTTACAAAAAATCCAATTGACCTAATAAAAGGAAGATTAGAAGACCTAAAAAGACCAGACATGTCAATGGAAGAAAAAAAAGTAGCATTTAATCACATTTTAGTTCTTCTTGATGGTACTGATTTTATTCCAGTAATAATGACTGCCAAAGGTCTTAAGATGGATAAATCAGATTCACAAGAACTTGATGAAGCAGTAGAAAGAGTAAAAAATATTGAGGGTGAAATACTTAAATGAACTATATAGATAAATGTAGAGAAATTATAACAGAACAATATAAAAATAATCCAACTGGATGTGGTTTTAGCTTTGATGAAATTTTGTGTTATGAGATTCACGAAAACGGGTTAACATTTAGATGGTTAGCCGAAAAGTGGAATATTACACTGGACTTCTTAGGTGAATTAATTTACGACCATTGTAAAAGATTAAATTCACTCCCAGAAGTGAATCATAAATATGAAATTCAATAGGCATATAAAGTAGAAAAGTTTTAATAAAAGGATTATTTTATTAAAAGTACAAGGAATAAATGATGACACTATACAAAGAGATAAATTTTAAAAAATATAATTCCAAAAAAGAATTTCTCAATGGTTTTAAAGATAAATCATTTGCAAACGGTACAGCAAGAGCTTGGGTCACAAAAGAAGGAAGTTTATTTATTGGAATAGTAGACGAAGAATGCGTATATATAACCTACGAAGAATTAAAAAATATTTTAACATATTCGTGGGAATCAAGAGAGTTCGCTTGGCAAGATGATATGATGGATAGTTTGGGATTGGAGAGGACTAATGAGTAATAGTAAATTTGAAAATGAACTAAAAATAATTAGAGCAATTTATGAATGGAGTTATGATAGTAATTTAGAAATTGATTTTGCCGAGCAATTATTAGAATTTCAAACCAAACTTACTTCTGATTTTGGAAGAATCCAAATTAAAACACCAGCATTTCATTTTGAAGTTCATGTACATTGGCTTTGTCCAATATGTGATGCAGATAATGAATTTGTTGGAAACCAAGAAGACGTTGACTATTATGATGAATGTCCTACATGTGGATTGGAAGTTGATGTAAGAGAAGGATAAAACTTTTAATAAAATAACTCTTTTATTAAAACTAAGGAATAATGAAATGGAAAATAATTGTTATGAATGCGAACATGTAGAACTTGAAATGACAAACGTTTCTCACAATGAAGGATTTTATTGGTGTGGAGATGATAAAGAACAAAGGGCTGTAAATATTTTTAAGCCAATTCCTGATTGGTGTCCATTAAAATTATGGACTCCTCCAAAAAATGTAGGTCAAATATATAGGGGTGTTGGAACAAAAGGTGGTGGATGATGGGTAAGATATTAGTGGTTAATTTTTGTAAAAAAGGTAACAAAAAATGTGGGAATTTTAGGGAAAATATGTGGACATTAAATATGTGGTGTTCTGAAAATAGAAAAGTGATTACTGACCCTGAAAATATTCCTGATTGGTGTCCGCTTCAGGAATCCCATAGTGGTGATTGTATAGTGGGTGAAGAAGACAAAGAATGGATAACAAAGGTTGCCAATGAACGCATAATTAAATATTATGGCGAGTTTGAAACAACACAAGCAGAAAAAAGATTAGGTAAAATGTTCCGACTCATTCAAGGGGTAGAAAAATGAAACAATATCCAATGGCAATTTATGTGTGTGATGTGTGTCCTTTTTGGATTAAAAGTTGTGGGCATCCCCATAAACCAGATGATTATTATAAAACCGAACCAGTAGAAAGTTGTTGGGGTAGGAATATTCCTGATTGGTGTCCGTTAGATGATTACAATAAGGGCGAAGGAAAATAAAAGATGAAAAAATGCAAGGGTTTTAAAAAACTTGAAGGTAAGTGTAATAACATCTTAGAACAAAACGAATATTGGTGTACTAGATGTAACGCTATAAGGGTTAAATATATCATAAATCGCTTTAAGAATATACTCGAAAATGATGATAGGAAAAGAAATGTTTATTAAGATTTAATAAAATGGTCGTTTTATTAAAAGAATCAACTTTATATTTACCCTTGATTTTTAGTTTATGATGTGTTATAATTAATATATAAGTTGATGGGCTTTTATGGGTGTAGAAGACAATAAATTGGTTTGTAATTTTGTTAATATCTGTAGTCGCATTTTTAAAACCACCATATGTTATGGGATGTTTTCCAGAGGATGAGCACTCTTTATTCCATTATCTACACCCATAAAAGTCTATCAATAAAAAATAAAAGGAGTTTAATTATATGTCAAACCCAATTAGACGAGAAGAGAGAATTTGTTTTGGAGTCGAGTGGTATGCAACTGAAAAAGAAGCAATGGAAGTAGATGAAGTTGTACAAAAAAATGGTGAGGTTTATAATGGTGGGTATATGCACAATCACCCATACGGAAGACGACCAGAATTTGACTGTATTAGAGATAATGAAAAACAATTTGCAGTAACAAGAAGGTAGGAAAAAATGGATAGAAAATTAGCATCAATTCAAGAGATAAAAGAAATACACCCAATCGAAGATTATGATAGGGTGGAATTAGCCATTGTTCAAGGATGGCAGGTTATTGTAATGAAAGACCAATTCAAGGTTGGAGATAAAGCAGTTTATATTGAGATTGATTCTGTTCTTCCAAACTGGAAAGAAGAGTTTGAATTTCTTCGCAAACGAAAATTTAGAATTAAAACCATTAAAATGTGTGGTGTTATTTCTCAGGGAATTTGTTTCTCAGTTGATATTCTTCCAGATGGAAAGACATATAAAATTGGTCAAGATGTAACTGATATTCTTGAGATTAAGAAATATGACCCACAACCACAAAGAATGCGACAAGTAAATCCAAACGCAAAGAAATATCCAAAGTTTTTGATGAAAATGAATTGGTTTAGAAAACTTGTCTTAAAAGGAAAAGACTTTCGTGGCTTCCCTTCATTTATTTCAAAAACTGATGAAACACGGATTCAAAACTATCCATTAGTTTTGAAAAGAAAAGATGTTGAATTTATTGTTCGTGAAAAAATTGATGGACAATCTGGAACTTTCTTTTTAAAGAAAAATAAAAAAGGCTTATTCAGAAAGGTAAGTTATGAGTTTGGTGTTTGCTCACGCAATATGCGAAAATGGAAAGAAGATGATAGTTCATTTTGGAGTGTGGCAAAAAGATATGATATTAAAAATGTTCTTGGGTCACTTATTTTCGATTATGATTTTATAGCAATTCAGGGCGAGTGTATTGCACCGAATGTACAAGGTAACAAGTATAAGGTTGACAAACCAGATTTTTATGTGTTTAATTTAATTACACCACATGGCAAAATCGAATGTGAACTTGGTGAAAGAATTTTAATAAAACATGGCTTAAAATGGTGTCCGATAGTTGAAAGAAGATTTGTTCTTCCAGACACAGTAAATGAATTACTTGATTATGCTACTGGCGAATCAAATTTATGTGATGGCGTACTTCGTGAGGGTCTTGTATTTAGAAACTACGAAAAACAAATCTCATTTAAGGCTGTATCAAATGAGTTCTTACTTAAATATGGAGAATAACATGGATGATGGCTTAGATTTATTTGAAGATTTTTTAGATAAAAATGATGATGATGAAGATATAAGTCCAATCGAAGAAAATGAATCAACTGAAGAGGTTGGACTGAGCGAAGAAGAAATTGCAGAAGACATAGCCGACATCACAAAAATAAGATATTGGCTTAGAAGGGGGGATATGACATGGTTTCCAAATGTTAATAGACCACCTTTTAGTGGTTGGTATTTAGCATATCTTGTCAATCAAGAAGGTGAAAAGTTTCAATGGGTAGCACAATTTGATACAGAAAAAATGGGTTGGACTTGCCCTCTTCCATTTTTAGTGCAAGTATCAATGTGGACTTATTTTCCACCAATGCCAAGTGGACATCACCACATGGTTATAAAAGAAAATTGGTAGAGGTAAAATATGCTTATTAAATTTATCGTTGATGGAATTACAAGCAAAATAGATTTCAGAAAATCAGACCTAAAAATAGGTATGGTTCTCGTTTTGGAATGTGGGGTAAGATATATGCTCATAGATGACCAAGGTTATGAATTGGTTGGATTTATAGATGGCAAATCAAGAGATGCATACCTTGGTGAATGGAATGATGATTTAACTTTTAATTATTGGGATGAACGTACTGGAATAAGACATGCTGAATACGATGTATTAGAGGTTATTGATTATAGTGGGGAATTTCTAGCTATGATTGAATCAACGAGAAACCTTTAATAAAATAAGAGTTTTATTAAAAGTAAAGGGAAAATAATGATTTGTAAAGAGTGTAAAAAAGAAGGCTTAAAAAGTACAATTTATATTGCTAGTGGTGGAATTACAACCCTTATGGGCGATTCAAGATACTATGATGAAGAAGGAAACTATCATCATCACGACCCAAATAAAACAAGTGCAAGACATTGGTGTAGTAACGGTCACGAATGGTATGTAACCAGCCAAACTAAATGTCCATCTTGTGATTATGGAAAAAAAATAACATGAAATTATATATAACAGAAAAAATAGAGTCTGATGTGCTAATGGCGATTGAATGTGATAGATGTAAGAAATTTTATGATGAACCATATGATATGCAAGAGTTTCTTTGTTTAAATTTTCATGGTGGCTATTATTCTGTTTTTGGTGATTTAGTTCAAGTAGAAGCAGATATTTGCCAAAACTGTTTAAAAGAAATGATTGAAGCATTTTGTAGAATTAAAGAAATAGACTTTTCATAAAATGAAGATTTTATGCAAAGATTAAGGGAAAATAAGATGAAAGCTAAAATAAAAGAATGTCCAGAGTGCAAAAGAGATAGTCTTAATAGTTTTTGCGAAATGTGTCAGTATAGTGAAAAACTGTGTACATGTGGACAACCACTATATTATTTAGAGTGCTGTAATTGTGGATATTCAGAGACATCTTTGGACATGTTGTTTGGAAAAATATAACACTTTACATAAAATATACGTTTTATTAAAAGTATTAAATTATTAAATTAAAAGGAGATTAGATATGCAAGGTGTTACTGAAGGAAAGATGGTGCATGTTGTTTTAGAGAATGGGGAGCATAGACCAGCAGTAATAGTTAAGGTTTGGAGTGAAGAAACAGGCTGTTCAAACCTCCAAATGTTTACAGATAGCCCACCAGAAGCAAATTTGAATGATTGTCTTCCTCAAGTTAAATGGCTAACATCGTTTGTTTATAGTGAAGAGCCAATATTAAATACGTGGCACTGGATGGAGAAATAGTTTTAATAAAACGTGCATTTTATTCAAACTTAGGCTTCAAAAAACAGGGTTCTAAGCGATTTTGAGAACATTTAGGTGTAGAATGACCTATAAGAAAAAGGAGTTTTGGTGAAGCTATAATGAATGAAAAAGAATTTAATTATAAAACAAAAAGTCATGTTGAAGAATATTTAAGATTAAAACACCCAGAAATAAGCCCAGATGCCTACTCAATTCATGCAATGTATTCTTGTGAAAATCTAAGTGCCATTGAAGCTTCTGGATTATGTGGAATTTGGCTAACAATTTTTATAGGAAAAGAAGTAATTTTTTCATGTAAAGATTGCACAATAAAGCAATTATTTGAAAAACTATATTTAGAATTACCCTTGACAAAATAACAAATTAATACTATAATTAATAATATGAAAGATACATTAAGATTACTAATTACATTAAAGTGCAATTTTAATTGTGAGTATTGTTGTAATGAGCAAGAAGAATTTAACTCTCAATTTTGTTATAAAAACTTTAGTGAAATTGACCTTAATCAATATCGTACCATTTGTATAACTGGTGGAGAGCCATTTATAAATAGAGATTTGCTATATGGTATCTTAGATGAAATTCCACTAAATAAAAGGGTTTATATTTATACAAATGGAACGCTTATTGAAAAAGCAGATGTTTTTAAACTATCAACATATGATAATCTTAGAGGATTAAGTATTGGCGTTCATTCTTCAAATCAACTATATAACATAAATAGAGATGTTTATGAAATTTTAGATTGTAGATTTATGATTCGAGATACAATGTATGACCAAATAAAAATAGAACATATTGACAGACTAAAAGGTCAAGCAATAAAACTATGGTCTATGAATGATTGCAATATGCCCAATGAAGATTGGATTGTATTGAAAGGAATTTAAAATGAAGATTAGAACAGGTTTTGTAAGCAATAGTTC